AGCCTACATCCTGGCCGACAACCGCATCGCTGCCAACGCTGGCTGGGACGAAGAGTTGCTCAAGCTTGAGATTGCCGAACTCGATGAGGCCGACTTCAATCTGGATCTGATGGGCTTTGGTGACGAGGAACTCGAGCGTTTGCTCAATGGCGACGGCGACACCACGGGTCTGACCGAAGACGATGCAGTACCCGATGTGCCAGCTGACCCTGTCTCCAAAACAGGCGATGTGTGGGTCCTGGGTCAGCACCGTTTGCTGTGCGGTGACTCCACAGTTCTATCCGATGTGGAGCGCCTTATGAACGGTCAACTCGCCGACATGGCGTTCACTGATCCACCCTACAACGTGGACTACGGCAACAACGCTAAAGACAAGATGCGCGGCAAGGACCGCCGCATCATGAACGATGCGCTCGGTGACGGGTTCTACAAGTTCCTTTATGACGCCTGTGTCAACTTGTTGGTGGTCACCAAAGGTGCCTGCTACGTGTGCATGAGCTCATCCGAGTTGCACACACTGCAAAAGGCCTGGCTTGATGCGGGTGGCAAGTGGTCGACATTTGTGATCTGGGCTAAGAACACTTTTACGCTTGGACGCGCCGACTACCAGCGCCAGTACGAGCCCATCCTCTACGGATGGAAGGACGGCGCTAAACACTTCTGGTGCGGCGACCGCGACCAGTCAGACATTTGGAATTACAACAAGCCTCGCGTGAACGACCTGCACCCGACGATGAAACCGGTGGAGTTAGTAGAGCGTGCCATTAAGAACTCATCGAAGACGCATGACATCGTGATCGACTTGTTTGGCGGCTCTGGCACCACGCTCATTGCCTGCGAAAAAACCAATCGACAGGCACGACTCATGGAGATGGATCCCAAGTATGTGGACGTGATCGTCAAGCGCTGGGAGGACTTCACAGGACAGAAAGCCACCCGTGAATCGGATGGCTCTGCATTTGCAGATCTATCGCCGCAAGGTCAGTCTGATTTGGATGCTGTGGGGAGCGCGCTGGAGGGTGAGACCCTGTAGACCCGCTCACCACCGCTTTCCTTGACGGAGTCGATCGTCAGGCCCAGTTTCTTTTTCAAAGTCCCGGCCATGCATCCACGCACCGTGTGCGCTTGCCATCCTGTGGCCACCACCATTTGAGGGAGGGTTGCACCTTCGGGGCGTTTCATCAGATCGATGAGTACCGACTGTTTGCTGCCTTCGCGTTTGGGTCTGGCCGGTGGCTCAATACCAATGGCCTTCAAGCCTGCAACGGTGATGGCAAAACGGGTAGAGCCCTCTGGTCCTTTGCTGTGGGGGCTGATCAGGCCTTCATTGCCAAGGCTAGTTAGTACCTTGATCAATGCACCACCTTTGAGGTTGGACGGGAAGTCGGTCAGCACATGCTGAGGATGACTGGCTGCAGCGTTGAGAAGCAAGGTTTGGCTGGGTGTGAGTTTCATGTTGACCTCCGGTATCAGTTTGGTTGGGTTGTTTGTTTGGATTGCTGGCCAGCCGTGAATGCGGCTTGCAGGGCTTCTTTGAGGCCCCAGACGCTGACTTCATGAAAGTCCAGGCGGTCGCTGTTGCGTGTTGCCAGCGTGTCGATGTACAGATGCTCTGCGGCGATTTGGTTGAGCAGACGCTCCAGTTGTTTAGCGTCCATCACTTGGATCCCTTCACCTTGTGGATCTGGCGGGCGCGGTCAAAGCCGACCCAATCGCCTTGGGTATCAAGGCCGCGTGAGGCCAACTCCTCGCGGGCCAGCAGGTTTAGGTCAAGTTCCCCACGTGCGGCGGCTGCCAGTACCTTGGTGAGCGCGATCTGGATGAACCCGACCTCGTCGACGGTGAACTGTGTGGTGTAGGTCATTTGCAAAGCTCCTTGGGTTGTTGATGACGTTCCTATGAACGCTCTGAATCCAAGTGAAGCCAAGCTTTATCTGCATCAATTGCGATTAGTTTTTTTGATTGAGTTGCTAACACGCCAATACCGAGCCGATATGCCCCGCAGCGCCCCTACACCATGCCGTCACCCCGCCTGCGCGTTGGTGCTGGACAAACCCGGCTACTGCGAGCAGCACCGCCCCAAGGTGCACCGGGACTACGGGCGTGCCAGGCGTGCCTTTGATACTGAGCTGGGCTTCTACCAGTCCGCGCGCTGGCGTGAGGTACGTGCTGCATTCCTGCGTGAACACCCACTGTGTGTGGCGTGCAAGGCGACGGATCGGGTGGTGGCTGCCAAGGTTGCCGACCACATCAGGCCGCTCAAGGACGGCGGCGAGCGCTTTGACTGGGTCAATCTGCAAGGGCTGTGCGTCTCATGTCACAACCGAAAGACGGCGCGTGAGACCGCAGGTCGGCGCTGACTACCCCCCGGGGGGGCTCAATCTCTACAGACGGCGGCCAAAGATGCGTGCGCCTGCCAAGATTTTTGCGCGTGCAAATTGAAACCTAGGGGGGTTACCCCGAAGGCAGCCTAATGCCGGGCTTCGCCGGTCGGGGCTAAGAGCCGATCAGTTGAGATCGGCGATGAACTTTTCGATATTGATGGCTTTGGATTTCCCCACCGAGCGAATGATGGAGTTGGCGACGTTTTCTTCAACGACGCTGTTCCATTTGGAAAAGCTCTTGTCCGTCACGCTCTTGTCAAACGCAGATCGGACCGCCTCACGCCCAGCTTTCATATCAGCCGCCAGAGCGGACTGAACGAGGCATTTTGCGATGACGTCGGCTTTGCGCACTGGGAGTTTTCCGGTGGGTTTGAAGCCTCCATATTAACGATTACCAACGACTGAACCCAGATGGCCGGACGAAAACCACTCCCCACGGAGATCAAAAAGCTCAGGGGAACCCTGCAAAAGTGCAGGACCAACCCGCATGAGCCACAGCCCCAAGGGGATCTGGTTGCGCCGCCCGAGTACATGTCGGACGGAGCCAAGCAGGCCTGGCGCTATGCCATTGACAGCGCGCCCGAGCATTTGCTGCGCAAACTCGATATGTCGGTGCTGGAGGTTTGGTCATGCGCCGCTGACCTATACCGCAAGGCTCAGATAGGAATCACCAAGACGGGACTGCTGATCAAAGCGCCGAACACCGGTGTGCCGATGCAGTCGCCGTACCTGGCCATCGCGAACAAGCAGGCGCAGATCATGACCAAGGCAGCGGTGGAGATGGGCTTTACGCCAGCGTCGCGTTCGCGCATCACACAGCCCACAGATACGCAGGTTGATCTGGATCCCTGGGCCGATATTGCAGGCTGAAGTCAGCTTGTTTTTGATCAGCTTTGAACCGTTTTTTGTTCCCAAGGCGATGGGGTGGACATTAGTTTTGCCAACTTGGGTTTGTCCACCGGTGGGGCATCTAAAAGCGCCATGAACTTTTGCATTTGTTCCTCGTCCATCGTGAGTCGCACTTGATCCAGGCAGTCCTGAGCCACAGCAGTTGAATTTATATCTGGTGTGCTGGTCATGAAAGTGGCCTTATGAAATAGTGAATTGGATCAAAGAGATTTGATCTCAGTGGTTGCTGACCCAGTTTTCAACATGCAGCCCGGCGTAGTTCACAAAGTCCGCTTCGTTGTTGGTGACCAGTGTCACCCCTAAAGCGACCGCATGGGATGCGATGAGTTTGTCAAGGGCATCGCGGTTGCGATCTTTGTAGGCTGCGCGAATGGGGCCATAGGCCTTGGCAGCTTGTGCATCAAAAGGCGCAACCATGATGTCGTCGAGCAAGCTTTCCAGAGCCAACCGGTTGGATTCCTGTGCCGCAGTGCTTGAGCACGCGATACCAAATTCAAGCTCAGCCAAAGTCACCGCAGAAATCACCACGTCCCCCACAAAGCACTGGGCGAATCGCTCGCGCACCTCAGGCGGCTGGTGCTTCATGAGGTAGATGCAGATGTTGGTGTCGAGCATGTACTTTGGATTCATAAAGCTTCGCGTTCGCCCTCGACGTTTTCGCCTCGGCCCTGGGCCATGAAGTCTGGTGAGAACTTGGCAAGTTTGCCCAGCACATCGCCCATGCGGCGCTGCGCCGGGCGGATGCGCAACTCGTCTCCTTGGCGCTCGATGACCAGATCAACGTCCCACGTGCTGTAGGCCAGTTCGGCCGGAATGCGAACGGCTTGGGAGTTGCCGTTCTTGAAAAGTTTGGTGTTGGCCATGGTGAACCCTATTTGGATGTACATGTACATCTTAACCCAAGAAGAAATGAATGTAAACACATGGATGTACAGGGTATGGGTCGGCAGCAAAGCTACGCAGCAGTCGCACGTCAGTATGCGCAGGCAGTCGTTGCCGGTGACATCCTGACCTGCAAATGGGTCCAGCGGGCATGCCAACGGCAGTTGAACGATCTGGCAAAGTTCAAGGGCAAGGCAAGTCCCTACCAGTTCAACCCAAAGCTCACCGACAAGGACGGGCGGGAATTCCATCCCGCCGACAACCTGTGCGCGTTTATTGAGCGCCTGCCCCACGTCAAAGGGCCGTTGGCAGGGGAAACGATCAAGTTGGAACCCTGGCAGGTGTTCATCCTGACCACGGTGTTTGGCTGGGTCAAGTCCGACGGCAACCGCCGCTTTCGGCGCTCGTATATCGAGGTGCCGCGCGGCAACGCAAAGTCGACACTGTCGTCTGCGCTTGCTTTGTATATGCTGGCTGCCGACGGTGAAGGCGGTGCCGAGGTGTATTCGCTGGCCACTACCCGCGACCAGGCGCGCATCGTGTTTGGCGATGCGCAGACCATGGCGCGCAGATCGCAGGGCTTTCGCAGCCGGTTTTCTGTCAACGTCGGTGCGCACAACATGAACGTGCTGCAGACCGGCTCCAAGTTTGAAGCGCTCTCGGCAGAGGGCTCAACCCTCGATGGTCTGAACATTCACTTCGGCTGCATTGATGAACTGCACGCCCATAAGACTCGCACCGTCTACGACGTTGTGGAGACCGGTACCGGCAAGCGAGACAACTCACTTCTGTGGGTGATCACCACCGCTGGCAGCAATCGCGCAGG